AGAAATACTAAGGAGTATTTACTATGAACCCGATCATTAACCAACGCCATGAAACATATTGGAACCTACACAAAGATGTATTCTCTGTCCGAGTAAAGGGCAGAGTTGTACAACACATTAGGTCTGCATTTGTTCGTAATGTAACCTTCGCAGTACAGCCAGCAGGTAGGGCAAAGGTATTGCTTGAACAGCGCAAGAATGTTCATGCCTTTGTGCGAGGTGACAGGATGAAACATTTTGATGGCATTAATGTGTCCATCATTAAACAGTATTGTGATTGGCTAGGGGGTGAACGTGTCATGTATAACCCCTACCTTGCAGGTACATTTGTATCTTGCAGTACAGGTGATGCAATCTATGAGGCAGATAGAGCTTGCTTTGTTATCAGAGATAATAAGCCAGAGATATATGCTTGGAACTTAAATGATAAGGAATTATAATATGCCTAACAACATGATAATTAAAATGCCTAATGGCATGAGACTGTCTATTACCCAAGGTGTAGGCATGATGGGTGACAGAGACAGAGGTTGTATTGAGGTGGGTGTGCTTGATGATAAAGGCAACCTGATAGGTAATCCACGTGGCTATGTTGATGGCTCACAACTACATCAGATACTAGAGGGGATGCTGTCCCCTACTTATTTGGACTACCTGTAATGGTACTTACTGCCCTATCCTGCATTGCCTTGAACGTATACTTTGAGGCACGTAGTGATAACATGTCTGGTCAATATGCTGTGGCTCATGTTGTACTCAACAGGGTACAGGACAGCCGATGGCCTAATGAGGTGTGCGAAGTAGTCACACAACGTAATGATAACAACGTCTGCCAATTCAGTTGGTACTGTGATGGTAAAGCTGACAAGCCTGATGATGAATATGCTTGGGCATATGCTCAGATGGTGGCGGCAGATGTACTACGTGGCGAAGTCCCTGACTTTACTGGTGGATCAACTCACTATCATGCGTACTATGTCAAGCCCTATTGGGCTGACAAGATGCTATACCAAGGAGACTTTGGCTCTCATTATTTCTTTAGAGAAATAGATGGGCTGAACAGATAACACTTGCTATCGTTACTAGTATAGGTTATGATAGCTATACAACAGAGGCACAGTTGCCTTAACATTCCTGAAAGGAACACAATATGGCTTTAGATTTTATTCCAGAGAACCTTGACTTCGCTGTAGCATTTGAGGACACCAAGATGCACGACAAAAAGTATGTGCTTAATGCAGACACAGGACAGTACATGGGTATTGTCGGCAAAGGCTTTCAGTGTGCCAGCCACGGTGATTTCTTCCGAGGTGTGTGGGACACAGTGACAGAGGAAATGTTACCTAATGAGGTAGTAGATGCTGACTTCACATGGCGTACTGCTAGAAGTGGGGCATGGGCAATGCTTGATGTTACCCTACCCAATATGCGTAGCACCATTGTATCAGACGAACATCATACAGATATTGGTAATCGTATCATTAGTCTGCACGGCATTGACGGGTCATGTTCAAACCAATCCTACTTTGGTGCTATTGATTTCTTCTGTACCAATGGTATGATTACTGGTGAATATGACAAGGTTCGTAAGAAGAACACAGCCAACTTTACGTTGGAAGGTTTTATCTATGAGCTTGCCAGAGCCAGAGCTAACTTCTATGACAACGCTGCAAAGATGCAGGTATGGGCAAGAACATCAATCAAGTATGTAGATATTAAGTCTTTGCTTGATGATATGATTTCATCCAAACGTAAGGCTGAGAAAATGTTTCAGTTGTATAGCCATGAGGCTAGTGTCCGTGGACATAACAAGTTTGCTTTGTACTCTGCCTTCACTAACTATGCCAGCTATGCTGATGAACGTAACGGGTTCAGCCTCAAAAATACTGGCAATGATACACAGGCTGTAAGCATGTGGTCACGTGAGCAAGAGGTTAGCAAGTGGGTCAGTGATCCTAAGTTTATCACATTGGAAGCTGCATAATGACTAACCTTCCTCGCTTTGTACAGAAACGTAAACAACCTAAGAGTGCAGCGTCCTATCGCTTCAACCCGCCTCAGTATCTAGTAGATGCTGGGGTGGTATCCCGCAAGGAATGGGGCAGTGATCTTAAACAGGTCAAGGTACTCGCCAAAGAGTTGAATGACAAGATAGATAAGTATCGTGAAGAACAGGCGCAGCTTATCACGATCAAGCCAAGCAGCACTGTTGCAGATTTGTCACACTACTACTATGCATCCAATGATTACAAGGCTTTACGTCCTACAACTAAGGTAGATTATGCCTACTTTATTGGCCTATTGGTGGATGCCATAGGGCATAGGAAGCACACTACTGTTACCTCTAAAGTTGCAAAGCAACTGTATGAACAGTGGGTTGAAAGAGGTATAAGCTATGCCAATCATGGTGCTACCTGTGCCAGCCGTGTGTTTAATTACGCTATTGCTATGGAGCAGATACAGTTCAATCCATTCAGCAATATCAAACGTAAAGCTGCACCACAACGCAAGGTAGTTTGGAAACATTCTGATGTGACTAAGTTTCTTGACGTTGCATTTGACCAGTACAGGTATCGCAACATAGGTATGATTGTGATGATGGCATACAAGTGGACGCAGCGACTAGGTGACATGCGTAACCTGACATGGGACACGATAGACTTTGACAAACAGATGCTATGTCTTGAGCAATCAAAGCGTAGGGCAGAAGTGTTCCTGCCTATTGATGACGAGTTGTTTAGTATGCTGCAAGAACAACATGAAGACCTTGGCTTTCAGTCATACGTAGCACCACATCCAGAGCCTGTAGCTGGGGGCTTTCAGCCCTATGCTATGGAGAGATTGTCCAAGGTTGGACGCAAGGTAATGCGAGAGGCTGGCTTGCCAGAGAAACTACGGCTGATGGACCTACGTAGGACAGGTGTTACAGAAATGATGGAAGCTGGTGTGCCATTGCCTCAGATTATGTCGGTGACAGGACACAATCATGTGTCTTCTGTGAAACCATACATGAAAAATACATACCTATCTGCAAATAATGCCTTGACAGCCAGATACGCTCATGTAAAATCGAACACAGAGAGTAACATAAGAAAGTGATTGGCTATGAAAAATAAAATAGTTATAAGTTTATATGACTTCACTGGTGAAGCATTGAAGCCTTGGGCATATGCAGGGTATACTTGCTATGCGTATGACATACAACATAACGAGGTTGAATATGTTACACATTATTCTGGTGGTGGTTCTATACATTATTGCCATGCTGATCTGCATGACTTTAGTACTCACCAAGATTTATTCTTTCAGTTCAATGGTCAAAAGGTGTGCTTTGCTATGGCCTTCCCTGTCTGTACCGATCTGGCTGTATCAGGTGCAGCTTGGTTTAAGAAAAAAGCAGAGGCTGACCCCTTGTTTCAACAGAGGGCTGCACAACACGCCATTGATTGTGCTGGTCTGTTTGATGATCTAGGTTGTCCCTACTTTGTAGAGAACCCTGAATCTGTATTGTCTACCAAGTGGCGTAAGTCTGATTATAGGTTTCACCCTTATGAGTATGGTGGGTACATACCCTATGGCGAAGCACAGCATCCTCTCTGGCCTGAGTACATAGCCCCACAGGATGCCTACCCTAAGAAGACTTGCTTGTGGACAGGCAATGGCTTTGTGATGCCCACTAAAGTACCTGTTGAACCAAAGAAAGGTTACAGTAAACAGCACTTGAAGCTAGGCGGTAAGTCTGTTAGAACAAAGAACATCAGATCAGCTACCCCTAGAGGATTTGCACGTGCTGTTATGGAGGCCAATGCATGAACATAATAGAAATCATAAATGATTTGCAGCTTACTGTTGGTGACAGTAGGCGCATGACATGTCCTGTATGTCATACAAAGAATACATTTACTATTACTAATACAATGGGTAAGATTGTATGGAATTGTTACAAGGCTAGTTGTACAGTTAGTGGTGTAACCAATGTGTCTATGTCTGTAGGCGATGTTCGTAAGGCACTTGGTTATATGACTGACGAGTTAGACCCTGCCCCATTTGTAAAGCCTGACTACCTAGTTAATGATGGGCCTGAGTGCTGGAATTTTCTTAAACAGTATGGCCTATCATCTGAAGATGTTATTGTGTTGTATGACGTAAAGGATCACCGTATAGTCTTTCCTGTGCTAGATGACAGAGGTTGCATAGTTGATGGATCAGGTAGATCATTGGGAAAAAGAATACCTAAATGGAAAAGATATGGTAATAGTGACTTGCCATACCATTGTGGATGTGGTAATGTCGCTGTAGTGGTGGAGGACAGCGTGAGTGCCGCAGTTGTAGGTGCGACAGTGAACAACGATCTAAAGCTGGATGCCAAAGATGATGATGTATATGTCGGGGTGGCTGTGTTGGGTACGTCATTATCAGAGGGACACAAGCGATACTTGTCGCAGTTCTCTACCATAATAGTAGCACTTGACCCCGATGCTTTACCCAAGTCACTCAAGTTTGCTAAAGAATTACGCACGTACTGTCCAGATGTACGTGTTTTAAAGTTGACAGACGATTTAAAATATAGTAACCCTGACGATATCAGTAATCTGATAACCCTAACACAAGGATAAACCCCACATGGAACTAGCACTAATACGTAGCCTGATGAACAAAGAGTTTTACGACAGTCATCGTGGCTCCCGTTGTCCAGAACGATTGTTCAGTCCTGATGTACGTAAGATTAAAAAGGCCATTGACAGTGCCATGCACCGTTATGAGCGTACCGTTACACCTGACGAGATTGAGGCGTTGTTTATGTCAAACAATGCTACCCTGACTACAGCACAGAAGACTGCCTACAGTGCTCTGTTCGCTACAGTAAAGCGAGAACAGCCTATGGGTGAAGACATTGCACAAGAGGTGCTGTCCAAGCTGTTTCAACAGGTGATTGGTGAAGACATTGCTAACCTTGGCTTTGATTATGTCAATGGTACAAAGGATACCCTTGAGCCATTACGTAATATGCTTGAGCAGTATGGTGATGACTTCACGCCCAAGCTAAACATTGAGTGGGAAGACACAAGCATTGACCACATCCTTGCACTCAACAGTCTTGAGAGCCAGTGGACATTCAACATCCCTACACTTACCCGTAAGGTTGAGGGTGTTAATGCTGGTCACTTGATTGAGATTGGTGCTAGGCCCAACACTGGCAAGACTTCATTCCATGCCAGCCTGATTGCTGGTGAGGGTGGCTTTGCATGGCAGGGTGCTAAGTGCATTGTGTTATGTAACGAGGAAGGCTATCACCGTGTAGCACACCGCTACATCACTGCCGCCTCTAACATGGAAGCCAAAGAGGTTGTAGCCAACAAGTCAAAGGCAATGGCTGCATACGATAAGATCAGGGATAACGTCAAGTTCAAGGACGCTACTGATCGTGACATGGCATGGGTTGAGAGTGTCTGTAAGACATACAAGCCTGACATTGTGGTGCTTGACATGGGTGACAAGTTCGCCAAGACTACAGGGTTCTCTCGCCCTGACGAGGCACTCAAGGCTAACGCTATCTATGCCCGACAGATTGCCAAGCAGCATGGCTGTGCCATCTTCTACATGTCTCAGCTATCTGCTGATGCAGAGAACAAGGTGGTACTCAATCAGTCTATGATGGAAGGCTCACGTACAGGTAAGGCTGCAGAGGCAGACCTAATGCTGTTGATTGCAAAGAACCCACCTGTTGAGGGTGCAGATGAAGAGGACACCATGCGCCACCTCAATGTTGTCAAGAACAAACTGTCTGGTTGGCACGGTATTGTACACACCAATCTGAACTACAAGACAGCGAGGTATGAGGCATGATAAATAGAGACACACACAGAGAGTTATGTGAAAAGTATGAGGCGGTAAAACGTGACGCAAAGTATTGGGAAACACAAGCTAAGACATTACGTACACGTAACGTACATCTGTTAGAGGATGTAGAAAGACTGTCTGCACAATTAAGGTTATGGAAAGGAACAGCACCATGAACAACTATGTATATACAGCCATTGGACTTGTGGTATTTTATGTAGGACTAAAAATGTTTAGTGGTGGCATGAAAAGCATGGGTAACATAGACCACTTGACTTGGTTCTTGGGCAACCCTATCTATATGTTCTTTGGGTCAATCGTTATGACGTTGGCATGGCAGAGTAGTAGCCTATCCACTACGGCTATCATTGCCTTGGTTGCATCAGGTGTACTACCCCTACCTGCGGCTGTGGCTGCTGTGCTTGGGGCTAACATAGGTACGACAGGTACGATCTGGTTAGCTGGTCTGCTAGTGTCTGACGGTATGCCAAGGGGTGACACACTACGCATAGCCATGATACACACTGGCGTTAATCTTTTGATGGCACTAAGTCTGTTACCATTTGTAAATCACATAGCTAAGTATGTTGGAAGAGTAGGGTAATGAGAAATTTACTTTGTAGCGTACATATTCAGGTTATACGCCATAGCGTAAAGAAAAGGACAGGAAAATGAGACAGCACATATACGACACGTGGACACTGATAATGGACTCAGATAGAAGTCCACTAAAGAATATACCTGACAACAATGCTCGGCACTTAATATTGCAGATACTTGCATGGATGTGGTGCATTGTGTTTAGTATTTTCTTGGGTAGCTATCTTGTGTTTGGGTTGACAGCGATAGCGCATGTGTTACTACTGGCTGCAATAGCTATCACTGTCGGTACGTTTGATACTGCTAACAGGAACCCAAAGACGTTATCTGATTTTGCCATGCGTCTTGATGGGTACAATGGTAGACGTAACAATGGGGAGCATGACTAATGATTGATGTAACATACATAGACCACATGGGCAGTGACCTGTCTGTAGTAAATGCAGCACGTGTATCCTTTGGTAAAAAGAGTGAGGCACTAGGAACATCAGGTGTAGAGGGTAGACCTATGACACCTATCCTCAATGACCCTGACAAGAGACTGATCAAGTACCTAGCCAAGCACAAGCACATGTCACCTTTCGGTCATGCCTTTGCATCCTTCCACGTCAAGGCTCCCATCTTTGTAGCTAGACAACTAGTTAAGCATAAGTTCCTACGGTGGAATGAGATTAGCCGTAGGTATGTAGATAATGAACCTGAGTTCTATGAGCCTGATGTGTGGAGGGATAAGAGCGAGGATAAGAAGCAAGGTAGTGGAGGCAAAAGTCAGTCCCAGTATTTCCCTAACATATATGTAAAAGAGGTAGCAGACAAGTCACTAGGTGACTATAAAAAGATGTTGGTTCAAGGTATTTGTCCAGAGCAAGCACGTATGGTGTTGCCACAAAGCACCATGACTGAATGGTATTGGTCAGGTAGTCTTGACGCCTTTGCTGACATGTGTATACTAAGATGTAAAGAAGACACACAGTTTGAAACAAGAATAGTTGCAGATGAAATATCTGCTGATATGAAAGACTTGTTTCCTATAGCATGGGAAGCATTAGTTCTATGAACAAACGTATACCTATAAAGGGTGGTGATGAATATGATGGTCTTACCAAAGCACGTAAGTTTTATCTGTGGAAAGCTGGGCAGTTAAAGAAGATTAAACGTGCTTACAATAAAAGGTTTCGTAAATACAGCAAGGAGATAAAAGATGAGTGAATATATTAATAAACCAATCAAGATTACAGATATAGAAGATCATGAAGATGGTAGTGCTACGTTGCAATTAGAGCTTGACCCTGAAACATATGCTGCTATATTCAATGTGGGGTTTGTTTACTTAATACGGAAAGGTATTGATAATGATACTGACATTAGACGTGGAGAATACGACAACGACTAGAGATGGCAAGCTACACCTTGATCCATTTGAGAAAGACAATTCATTGACACAGGTAGGCACACTGGATCAATCAGGTAACGAACACATCTTTACCTTTGATCATTCAGAAAAGCAGGGTACACCATTTGACCATCAGTGTGTGCAGTCTATGCTTGATAAGACTACTGTACTGGTTGCACACAATGCAGTGCATGACTTGCTGTGGCTATGGGAGTCAGGCTTTACCTATGATGGTAAGGTGTTTGACACCATGCTTGGTGAGTATATCTTACAGCGTGGGCAGAAGCAACCCCTGTCACTTGATGCTTGTGCAGAGCGTTACGCATTAGACACACAGAAGCAGGACACACTTAAAGAGTACTTCAAGCAGGGCTACACCACACGTGACATACCCTTGGCTGAGTTGACAGAGTATCTGTCCCATGACCTACATGCTACACAGCAGTTGTACAATACAATCACTGCCAAGCTAGAGGGTACTACCCTGCAGGACAGTGTTGATCTGACTAATCAACTTGCCATACACCTTGCTAAGATTTACCAGCGTGGCTTCAAGGTTGATACGGATGCACTAGAGGCAGTACGTAAAGAGTACGAGGATGAACGTGACGAGTTAGTACGTAGCCTTGAGGCTCACACACATGAGTTGATGGGTGACAGACCTGTAAACCTCAACAGCCCAGAGCAACTTGCATGGGTTGTGTATGGTCGTAAGCCTGATGACAAAAAGGTGTGGCCTACATTGTTTGAGGGACGTATGGTAGATGCTAAGTTCAAGTCTACCGTTACCAAGCACTCAACTAAGTTGTACAAACAGAAGGCAAAGCAATGCAAGTCCTGCTATGGTAGTGGGCAAATCAGAAAGGTAAAGAAAGATGGAACTCCTTTTGCAAGACCCAACAGGTGTGTCGGGTGTGATGGTTGTGGGTATACTTTTGTGGATACTAACCAGTTAGCTGGCCTACAATTCACTGCACCTACTGCCAAGTTTATCAGTGCCAATGGCTTCAGTACAGGCAAGGACAGCCTGACATACCTTGAGGGTGTGGCTAGAGCCAAGCAGATGCCAGAGGCAGTCAAGTTTCTGCAGAACATGAAGCGACTGAATGCCATTGAGGTATACATTGCCAGCTTTATTGGTGGTATTGCTACCCACACCAAGGCAGACGGTAAGCTACATGCCCGTCTACTGCAGCACAGGACAGGTACAGGTAGACTATCAGGTGCTGACCCCAACATGCAGAACATGCCACGTGGCGGTACGTTTCCTGTCAAGCGTGTGTTCGTATCACGATGGGATGGTGGGCAGATCATGGAAGCTGACTTTGCACAGCTAGAGTTTCGTGTCGCTGCATACCTGTCGCAAGACATGGTTGCCATTGACGAGGTTATCACTGGCTTTGATGTACATGCCTACACTGCCAAGACCATCACAGATGCTGGTCAACCTACAGCTAGGCAAGCTGCCAAGGAACATACCTTCGCACCTCTGTTCGGTGCTACTGGGTATGGACGTACACCAGCAGAGGCTGCATACTACACAAAGTTCATGGACAAGTACAAAGGTATTGCTGCATGGCACAAGCGATTAGCTGACGAGGTACTGGCTACTGGCTGCATTACCACACCGTCAGGTAGGGCATTTGCTTTCCCTGATGCTACCCGTAACAAACATGGAGGTGTGACATATTTCACACAGATAAAAAATTATCCGGTGCAATCCTTTGCAACGGCTGACATTGTACCTATATGTCTGATATACATAGACAAGATGTTGGAGGCAAACAAGATGCAGAGTTGTATAGTCAACACCGTACATGACAGTGTGGTACTTGACATACATCCAGACGAGACAGACAAGGTACTCAAGATTATAAACAGAACAAACGACAGGCTGATATCCATTGTCAATAAGAAATGGAATATAGACTTCAACATTCCTCTATTATTAGAGGCAAAGATTGGTCCGAATTGGCTTGACACCAAAGACGTAGCATGATATAACTACAAAATTCGCTCAGTGTTAAGGAGAACATACACATGACAAATGAAGTAACAACGATTGATACAAACAACTACGCAGCTATGGCTAAGGCTATGGGCATGGGTGACACAGCAGGGGAAAAGAAGACCAGTGCGCTTGCCCGTCTGCGTATCAACCACACACCTGTCATGGGACAGGCAGAGGTTAAGGGTAAGCAGGTAAATGTAGAGGTAGTAGAGGGTGGTACATACAAGCTAGAGATACCTGATGGCCCTGTATATTTTGCTGAGAAGGTAAAGATTCGCCCATTCCTACAGCGTTTCATGTACAAAAAGTTTGTCATGGGCAGTGACACTACACCTAATCGTTATGTCAAGACTGTTATGGGTGACAACCTAAACTCAGACATGAAGGACAATGACGGTGGCTTCAACTGTGGTAAACCTTCTGGTTGGATTGAAGACTTCAACAGTCTGCCTGACAGTATGAAAGACTTGATCCGTTCTATCAAACGTGTGCGTGTGCTGTTTGGTACTGTGGACATGGTGAACAGTACAGATGCACAGGGTAATCCTGTTGAAGCACCTAGTACACCATTCATCTATGAGGTTGAGAACCGTGATGCCTTCAAGATTATTGGCAATGTCTTTACCAAGTTGGGTAAGATGCAACGCCTTCCACCACAGCACTACATTGACTGTGCTACAGAGAAGCGTGACCTACCCAATGGTAGTTGTTTCTATCTGCCTACCGCAGACTTAGACCTCATGTCTACACTGGACATGGACAATGATACACAGGCTACCTTTGCTGACTTCATTGCATGGATTGCTAACTATAATCAATACATCTTAAATGAATGGAGTGATAAAATGCAGCATGACAATGAGGAAATACCAGATGCCATTGTAGACGAATTTTCTGGCTATGAAGAAGACTTGATAGACATTGATGAGGATGCATTTACATAATGTTTGAGTCACCTTGGGAAAGTCTAACTATGCCACCATCAGGCATTGTCTATGACATGTCAAATGAGGACTACCACAAACAGGTAGGCTACTCTTCATCTGCCATTAAAACGGTGTGTAAGCAATCGCTTGCACACTACATGGCACAGAAACCATTAGGTGACAGTCCAGCGTTTGCGCTGGGCAGTGCCGTACATGCTACGTTACTTGAGCCAGAGCGTGACCTTGTTACTAAAGGCCCAAAGACACGTACCTCTAAGCTGTACAAAGACCTGTATGCTAACAAGAAAGGTGACGAGGTTGTACTGACAGAGGTTGAGTATCATGTACATAACAAGATGTGTCAGTCAGCACTTAACAATCCAGTGTGCAATGCCTTACTGACACACAAGGAAAGGGTAACAGAAAGCAGTGTGTTTACGGTTGATCCTGCAAGTGGTCTGAACATCAAGACAAGACCAGATTTATACATACCAGAGACAGGACAGATCGTTGACATTAAAACTACTATTGATGCTTCGCCAAAAGGTTTTGCAGAACAAGTTGGTAAGTACGCTTATCATATACAAGCTGCTTTCTATTTGCTTACTTGTAAACTGGCTGGCATAAAGGCTAAAGAATTTAGCTTTATTGCTATTGAAAAGACTGCGCCCTACATGGCACACCTGCATGTCATGTCACCTGAGTTAGTTATAGAATCAACTAAGCAGGTTAAGGAAACACTCGCCCTTATAGCGGAAGCTAACAAGTCGGGTGAATATGATACTGGTTGGGGAGACTACTCAACCCTAAAGGTAGGAGACTTTTAATGTTTAATGAAGAAGAAATCAAGGAGATGGAAGACTCCATCAAGGCAATGGAGAAAGAACTAGATGATGCTAAAGCTGACTTAAAGAAAAAGAAGTACGGTGCTTTGCGTGAAGCAATCAATGCACGTAATGAAATGGATAAGGTAGTGCAGGAAGAGTTGACCAAGCTAAACCTGACGCATAATCCTTGGACTGTGCAGCCAAGCCGACACCTTTTCTGGCGGTGATGAATGGCAAGAGCTTTCG